GTTTTATAGGAATTTTTGATATCCATGTATCAAATAAAGGCGTGAATTCTTCTGATGAAAAAAAAATACATCCATCTATTTCATCAAATTCACAATTATTTCCATATTTAACTTTATATTCATTCCATAATTTAAAAGTTTCTCGATCATTTAAAGGTTCAAATAAAATATAATGTGGTGGTGGAAAATCCATTATTATTATTCATGTTTATCTTCTGAAGATGATAATACGCGTTTTACAAGTATTCCGGCATCAACTACATATAAACTATTTTCAGTCATTACAATATAACATGAATCACATTTAAAAACTTGTTGGATCGTTGATGTATATTCATCATTCGATTTCACAAGATATTTAGTTTTATCTTGAACACCAATACAGCATTTCTTTTCTAGAGAATCTCTATAGTAATCAAAATAAATAGGTTTATCTTCATTTATTGCAACTTCAGTAACTTTTAATAGTACTGCTGCTGAAGGAAGAGCCATTTTATTTATCTTTAAATGTTAGAATTTACGATGCTTGAACGCATTTAAACGTATCTTCTAATTTAAATCTGGATCTCATATTTAATGAAGTGGTATCTGTCTTCGGTTTTTTAAGAATTGTATCAATACGTACTTGTATTAATCCTCTCAATTCTACAGCTGTTTTAGGAAGAATTTTTGCATTTTCAAATAAGAAATCTGCATATTGTGTTACATTCTCTTCCGTTTTTTCACTTTTAGGTTTTAGAACAGTATCATCCAAATCACCTAGAACTTTGTTCATAGATTCATGAAGGATTTGTCCATTAACTAGATTACGTATATATAAATGTGTTAGAAATCTAGAATAACCTCTTCTAACATCTTTTTGTTTAGACCATGCAATAACTTTATTATCAAATTCAGGATCGTCACTTGTAGGAAATGTTAATGTTTCATTCATATCATATAATGATCCAAACATTTTAGTATGCATATTCAAATCTTCTGAAACTTCAGGAATTTCTGAATTTAGTTTCAAAGCTAAATCTGCCATAATACTCGCATACATAGAACCTTTAATTGCCTTATCAAACAACAAAGTCGTTACTCGTAATCTAAAATCTCTATCTCTAGATTTAAGAATTTTCAAACATTCTTGCGATAAAGTATCTAAAGATGAAGGAGCAATTTTATTAAATATACTGAATATTTCATCATATTCTTTATCTGAAGTTTCTCTAATTCTACGAACATAATCAACAAGAACTTTTTCTCGCCAATTTTCTTTATCTTCAGGTTTTTCATAATGTCGAGGTTTTAATGAAGCACGAATAGGTTTATTATATGCGGCAGGGACTAATCTTAATTTTGATATATTTTCAACTATTACTTGAGGTAAAAGAAGTTTAGGAATATATCTTAGTGAATATAGAAGGGCAGCTGATAATTCCATATTTTTGTGTAAAGATAATATTTATAAATGTAAAACGAATTCGTTTTTTATTATCTATTTAAAATATTATAACAAAATGTCCTCTGAAACCATAAAACTTCCATATGTATGGGTTTTATGGTATCATGATCCTGAAAATAAAGATTATTCAATAAAAGGATATATTAAAGTAGCAGATTTTACAACTTTACATCAATTTTGGTCAGTTATAGATACAATTCCAAAAGAAGCATGGGAATGTGGTATGTATTTCTTTATGCGTAAAGGATTTACTCCTTTATGGGAAGCACCTGAACATAATAATGGTGGAGCGTGGTCAAAGAAAATTGATGCTGTACAAGCACATACATCATTTGTAGATCTAATGGTACATTGTATTACTAATGAACTTCTTATTGATCGTAAAGAAACTTTAGCAGGTATTTCTATATCTCCTAAAGGTCAATTTCATATCATAAAATTATGGAATACTACAACAACAGTATCGGATAAAAAATATTTGAATTCAAATTTAACTTACTTTAAAGTTTCTGATGATGTTACTTATACTGCGCATAAAGCAAGACCTAGATAATAAAATGTTTAAATAACTACTTTTTTTTATACTTAGGTATTTAAGATGAATAAACAAGAAATTATTGATTATTTAGAATATTTTCTAAGAAATCTAATTGGATTTTTATATAAATGGTTAACTACTGATGGAGAAGTTTTAGGTTATATTGTTATAATAATACATATTTTATGTAGTATAACTACATTTTTATGTATAATATATTCACATACAATATATCCATTATGGCAATTTAAATTAGGTGTTTTTATATGTTTATTATTAGTTTGGTTACAACATATTTTCTTAAATGTATGTATATTTACAGTATCAGAATTAAAATTAACAAATGGAACATTTTCATCAGATATTCATTTATCATATTTTTTTAGTAAATTATTAGGAACAAAAATTGAAGATGCTATGAATTTACTTGTTTTATGTGAATTTATAACAATATCGTGTTTTTCACTTGAACTTATTTCTGAATTATCTTTATATTTATATAATAAAAATGGTATATTTTTAAGTTGAGCAAGGCATTAAACATAATTTAATTTCACCTAAATTTGCTACGACATAACGAATCATTAAAAACCAACTATTTTTCATATGAATTTCTAAATTATTACATAAATTCGTACACTTCGTAAATAAAACAAGATGAGGTAAAGAAAATTGACCACTTACAATTTCACTTGAACTTTTCTTATGTATATTAAAATCATCTTCACTATCACCCATAATAGTAGTACGAGAAGCAAAATGTCCTTTACAATTGAATGATAAAGTAGTTCCTACATTTGTAATTTCAATAGTTTTTGCTGATAAAAGAGTCATATCTCTACAAATCTTTTGAAAATCTAGAGAAGGCATAGTAATTCTAGTAGAAAATTCAGTATCAGGTAATTGCAAATCAGGTTCATCTCTGTCCAACAAATTTAATTTATATTTATGAATTTGTTTCTTTTCAGGATTTTCCATAATAATTCCTAATGAATTAGGATCTTCTTTATCAATATAAAATGTCAGAGTATCATCATTTGTAGCAGTTCTTACAATTCGATATAAATGATCGGTGTTTACACCAATAACAAATTTTGCTGTAGGATGATTATATTCAAATTTTTCAAATTTATCTGCATGTAATCTTAAATGTACTAAAACTGTACGCGTATTATCCATAGCTACCATTCTTATACCATCTTTATCGAACAAAAGAGACATTTCGACTAAGATAGATCTTAAAGCTTCAACTAATGTACGAACAGCGCCAGTTTGAACAGTTTTAGCTTCAACTAATAATTGTGGCATATTTATTATAAATCTTAATTTTTTACGTTTAAATAAGTTTAATGATTTATTTATTACATGTCTTTTAATTATAAATGTCTCTTGAACTTGTTATTGGACCAATGTTTTCAGGAAAATCTACAAAACTTATAAGAAAAATACAATTAGCAAAATCAATTAATAAAAAAGTTTTAGTTATTAAACCTTTGATTGAAACAAGATACGGTGAAAATAAATTATCTTCACATTCACTTGAATATGAATTATGCCAAAGTTCTTCAACTTTAGAACATTTTTCTAATGATGTTTTAAATTATGATGTTATTGTTATTGACGAAGGACAATTCTTTCCAGATTTAAAACAATATGTTCTTTTATGGGTAGATAAATTTGGAAAAGATGTTATTGTTGGTGGATTAGATGGTGATTCTGAAAAACATCCTTTTGGACAAATACTTCAATTAATTCCTTATTCTGATAAATGTAAGAAATTATCGGCATTGTGTAAAGATTGTAATGATGGTACATTAGCAATATTTACAAGAAGAAATATTAAATATGATCATCAAATTAAAGTTGGTGGAATAGAATCTTATTCTGCTGTATGTAGAAAACATTATAATCATAAAATTTAAAATAATGATTCCCAAAATCCTCCTCCTTTTTTAGGTTGAGATTCTTCTTTTTTAGCAGGAAGTTCTTCTTCATCATCAGAACCTTTATAACAATTTTTCATAGTTGTACATTTTTTCTTTGATACAATACGTCCTCTTTCATTTTTCATTAAACTATCTTTTGTTAATCCACCCATAGTTTTCTCAGCTGAACCATTCCATACTTGTCTACGTGAACCCCTTTTCAAAGTTTTTTTATTTTGTGATGAAGGCATGTTTGTTATAAGAAAAATATTTAAAGTTCTTAGAAAAAACTTTAAATATTTTTTATTTAAATATTATTATTATATATTTAATTATTTAGTTGGAATACGCTAGACCACCCATACCGCTCATTACGCGGAGCACGTTGTAGTTTAGAGCGTATACGCGTACTTGGGCAGTGTTGGAGCCGAGTACCGTGTTTAGAGATACCGTTAGTTGTAGAGTGGCTTTGTCAATACGAGAAAAGTTGCATGAGCCAGAAGGTTGGTGTTCTTCAGGGCGTAGAGCGAAGGAGTATACGTTAATGCCCGTAGACGGCGTACGGGTGTGGTGTTGGTAGGGTTGTACCGTGCCGAAGTAAGAACCTTCACGTTCCGTGAAACGATCTTGGCCGTTGAGTTGTAGTTTGCATACTTCTACAGGGTTCTTGCCTTCGCAACGTACACCAGATGCAAGAATTACTTTGGCAAGTAGGTAGTTCACACCTGAATCGAACGCATCTGAGGCACCCGCAGCACCACCGTTCGCAAGACCAGCAACAACTGAGCCAGCCGTACCTTGTTGACCAGTCGCAAGTACATTGCCTTGGGTTACGTTTACACCAAGACCAATAGAAGGACCAGTCGCCGTACCAGAAGAAGAGGCATTGGCACCCACACGAGTTAGTAGAGACATAATAATACCTTCCGTTGAGAAGTCATCGGAGTAGTTAAAAGGTTGTTGACCACCTACAGCACCTAGCCACGGGGGGAAAGAGCAGTCAACGAAGGAATCGCGTTGTACTACCCATAGGAGTTCCTTTACAGGGTGGTTAAAATTAAGCTGTACTTTGTTGGATGAAGAAGTAATAGATTCCGCACCCGTGTATTGTACTTGTTCAATTAGGTATTCGTGAGATTGTTGGGCAAAACGACGACGTTCTTCCGTGTCTAGGTATACGTAATCTACATATACGGACGCAGCCGCTAGAGATTGGGCCGTAGGGCGTACAGGTACACCTACAGATGATTCAGCGTATACGCAATTTTCCCAGGTTTCGAAGTCCACGTTTAGGCGTACTTCGTGGTATTGTAGAGCGATTAGAGGAATCGCTAGACCAGGGTTGCGGCAGAACCAGAATTGGAGAGGTACATATAGCGTCTTGGCAGGCGTACCGGCACGAGATACGCAAGATTGGGTTACTTCCGTAGAAGAGCAAGTCGCATCAAGACCTACACCCGTGGATGTTTTGAGTAGAGTTAGATCGTGGGTGTTACCTACTAGAGAATCTAGGGCAGGTACTTGGCCAAGTTCCGTAGATAGCTGGGTCCAGATTTGCATCCAATCACCATATTGACGATCAATACGTTGACCACCAATTTCAAGTTCTACTTGTTTGAGTAGACGGTGTCCTACATAGTTTAGCCAGCGGAAAGAGGTACCAGCAGCACCAATTTGGGTGGAAGAGGCAGATACGTCAACTGAAGGTAGTACTACTTGTACATACGTGCGGAACATTAGATCCGCATTACGATTGATTACGGCAGTTACACGTTTGTTGAAGTCAGCTTGGCCGTTGAACGTTACTTCAATAGATTCCATCGCAAAGTTCGTATGGCGTTTGTATAGGATTTTCCAGAAGGTAATTTGAGGATTACCTGTTAAGTATACGTCTTGAGCACCATACGCAACAATTTGTTGTAAACCACCACCCATTTTTGTTTATAATTAACAAAGAGAAAAAAATATTCAGAAAAAATAAATGATGTTTTGGTATTTTCCGACGACGAATACTTTATTAAATACTTTTCTAAGATCCATGGTTTTCTTCGTCATGTTAGTATTTGGTTTTAAATGGACTTATTACAATGCGTATTGGTTTGCGATTGTCCATGATGCCATTTCTTTATCATTAATGCCCCGTTGATCCAAATCCACCTTCGCCACGATTATCAGGAGCTTGAGGTAATTCTTCAAGGGCATTTACAATGCGTACTTCATTCCAAGGTAAGAAATCATGTTGACATAATTGAAATTCACGACTGCCCTTAGTAATATGTACATTCGTATTTGTTCTAAAATTCACAACATCTGTTATAGCTTTCACTTCACCTCGATATCCAGCATCAATTAATCCCATAGAATTTGCCATACGAAATGGAGTTTTTGATAATGATGATCTAGGTAAAAGAAGACAAGGCATAGGAACATTATTTTTTACAGCAGCAACTTTAATACCTAAATTAAATGTATATTGAACACAATAACCATCTCTTACAGTATTTTCATTAATATATTGTTCTAATAAAGGAATATCAAATCCTGAATCTGTATATCTATGTTTATTTACTTGATTATGTAAAAGAGTTTTTAGATCAGGATTTTCAGCATAAATAAATAAAATAGCCATTTGATTTATTTATGTTTAGAATATTTAAATTAGTATTTGTAAGCAATAACAAATCCAATTACAGCTAAGAGTTGAATACTTAGGAATTTAAGGAATTCATTAAGTGGAATTCTGCCTAATAAATATTGCATAAATAAGAAAATAGGATTAAAATGACCAGGGGATTCATGGGAAATTAATAAGGCAGACATATAAGCTAAACCAATAAAATAAGGATTTGAATGAGTTAATATAGATGTTGATAAAATTAAAATAATTCCCATAAATTCTAACAAGAGTAATTTAAGCATTTCTTATTATCTTATTTCAAGAAATAAGGTTCCCAATTTTCTACTCTTTTTAATGAATCAGAATAATTCTCTTTTGAATAACATAGCGGAATAATAAACCAATTATCTTTTTGCTGCAATCGTTGCCAATACTGATCAATAATATACGATTGACCTTTTTCTAAAGAACCTTTATCTACATTCCACATAAACTTCTTAGTTTGTAATTTAATATCCTCAATAATCAACTTTTTTAAACCATCTTTGAAATTATTTAATAAAGTTAAAAAATAATTTTGATGAACTAAATATGCACCCATAGATGAACATTTATATAACTTTGAAGTTTCGGGGTTATAATCAACATTTATACCACCTAAAACTATTACATCATATGATGAAGACATTAAATCTTGTAGTTTTTTATAATTCTTTTCAAATTCGTTAAATATCATATCATCTTCCATAATTAAAACATGTTTCCAATCATTTGTTATGGCGTGTTCAAGGGCATTAATATGTGCTTGAGCAATACCAATTGCAGGACAATTTGTATTTAATATACCTGGAATTCTATAAATAATTTCTTCTGGAAAATGTTCAGATAATGTTTTTATAATTTGTTCTTTTCTATCTATTCTATACTCCAAATTTATATACAAAATATGTTCTACCATTTCTTATTATATAATTAAGGAAACCCTAGTTTAAATCTTTTAATATATGTTTCACAATCTTCTCTATCATATGAATCATTTATTGCATATAATGGATCTATTGGTATTATACCAGTAATATGGTGTTCATGTTTAATTATAACTTGGTCAATATAAGTTTGTTTATTTAATCTTGAAGCAACTTGCATAAATTCATTATCGCAATACAAAGATTTATAAGCAGGATGATAAATGTATCCAAATCTTTGATAATATTTTTTTCCAAGGATACATAAAGTATTTAATCTGGATCCTTGCAATCCATCATTAAACCATAAAACCCCATCTGTATCAGGATATAAATTCTTCATATTTTGTCTAATAATTTCATCATATCCTATAATTTGAGGAATCATATCATCTGAAGCTAATAAAATAATATCATATTCTGGAGCTTTATCCATATCACGATTTACAGCTTTAATTTTTGATCCTGATATTTCAACAATTATTTGTGTTTGTGAATGAACATTTTCTAAATTTTTAATTAATTCAGGAGTAGCTGTATAATCATTCGAATCTAAAGTAATTAATCCATAGATTAATGAAGGATTAGATGCCATAGAAATATATTTTTTATAAACTTCTAAAAGTTTTTGAGGACGTTCTCTTGATGGAAATTTAAGTAAAATTCTCATTTATATATAATTTTTTAATTACATATAAATGAATTACGACGATACTTTTAGATTTTTAGAATTGCCCCAAAAACCAAATACTTATTTATTTGAAAGATTACCGCCAGTATTTATATGTAATGAAAAAGAAACACAAAAATCATTAAAAAGAATATTCAATTTTAGTGATACATTATTTAAAAATCATCAAATTG